AAGAGATTTTAATAATTGAGATTTAATATTATTTTCACTTCCTTTACTAAGAGAAATGAGAGCATTTACTAATTGAGATTTAAAAGCTATTAGTTTTGATGATGAAGTTAGTAATCACTTTGATAGAGTTATGGCAATGGCTATAACTAATCAAACTAAATTAATGTGATGACAATTTGCAATAAAAGAAAAAAACCATAATATAGGTAGTGAATCTGCACCTAACTCTATGGAAATGCAATTTAAAAGGGGAAAGTTCAGAGCTAAATTTAGATAATAACTAATAAATTATGCCTACTTATTATGATGAAAACAATGGTTGAGATAATTCTATTACTCCTAGAAGTAGATTTAAAACATGAGTTACACTAGAAGAATTAAAACTTGATATGTCTGATGAAGATTTAAAGAATCTTATTAAGAGATGGATTAGTGTTGCATGACAAAGTGAATGAATATTAAAAACTCAATGAGATATTAATAAGGATTATTATACTGGAAAAGATTTAAGAGTTAATGATATAATGGATGATAAAAGTAAGGTTACTGATAATAGGATTTTTACTAATATAGAAACTATTGTACCTTTAGTAACTGCTACTCCTGCAAAGCCTATTGTTTTTATTCCATCTGCACAAGGAAAAGATAAAAAGAAAAAAGAAGCTATAAGAGATCAATCTATAAAAAATCAAAAAGTTTTATTAGCTATTTATGATGATCAAAAACTACAACAGGAATTTGAAAAGATGTATAGACAACATCAAATTTATAGAATTTGAATGGTTAAATATTGAATATTAGATGATCAAATATTCGCAAAAGTAGTTCTGCCACCTAGATTATTATTGGATAGTGAAGCTACTACAATAGATGATTCAGAGTTTATTTGAGAAAAAATTGTAGATACAGCTAAAAATATAATTAATAAATATCCTGATAAAGAAGAAGATATATCAAAGGAAGTACAAGGTAAACTATGAACTAAAATTACTTATATAGAATGGCGGACAGATGAGTTTACAGTTACTTCAATAGATTCAAGAGTAATATTAGACAAAAAGAAAAATCCTTTATTTGATTATACTGGAACAACTAAGACAACATTTGATGAGTTTGGTAAAGAAATTAAATGAGAACCTACAATGCATAATTTCTTTGTAAGACCAAAAATACCATATATTAGATTTAGTATTTATAGTATTTGAGAAAATATTACTGATGAGACAACTACACTTATATTAAGCAAAGATTTGCAAGATAATATAAATGATAGGAAAAGACAAATAGCGGATAATGCAGATGTTGCATGAAATCCAATCAGAGCTTATAATTGATTTACAAAAGAACAATCAGACCAAGCTAATGAGAATTTAAGAGCATGAGATTGAGTGCAATTAACTGATGAACAAAGTATTGGTTATATACAAGCGGCTCCATTACCTGCATTTGTTCAAAATGATTTACAAGATAGTAGGAACTCAATAGATAACATATTTGGTATTCATTCTACTACAAGATGAGAAAGAGCAACTGGTGGATCTTGAGAATCATGAAGAGCTAGAGAAGCTTTAAGAGAATGAGATGAAGATAGGCAAGCAACTATTTGAAGAGCTATAGAACAAGTATCAGAAGAATTATATAATGCATTTGCACATCTTATAAAAGTATTTTATGATAAACCTCAATTAATTCCAATTATGTGAAAACAAAATGCTGAGGATTATGTAGAATTTAAAAGAGATGATATAGCTGATGGTATGAAAATTAGGGTTAAACCTGGATCAACAATTCCTGAAGATAAAAATGCACTTAAAGCTCAATGATTAGAATTAGTTACAAATTGATTAATAACTAAAAGGAGAGCATTTGAAATGTTAGGAATGGATGACGCTGAAGAAGCAGCAAAAGAATTAGAACTTGAACAGGTAAAGGCTCAAAAAGAGCAACAAAAAGAATTAGCTGAAGAGCAAGCATGACAAGTAAATCAAGAAACAGCAAATAATTTTAGCGAACAAATAGCAAATTTAGGATAATTTGACAAAATATACATAATTAATATTATGTTAATAAGACCGTATCGTAACTAAGTCTTTAAACTAATTTTATCGTATAACTATTATAAAATGGGAGACCAAACAAATGACGCAGCAATTGATTTTTTTTCTAAATTTGATAATGAGAAAGAAACATTAGTTGATTTTTCAGATTCGTCATCTGAAACAAAAGAAGTAAAAACTGAAGAAACTAAGGAAGTAATTAACCCAAAGGATCATAAAGAAAATACTTCAAAAGAAGCAGAATCTAATTCTGATGAAACTGATAAAAATACACCTTTTCACAAACATCCTAGATGGCAAGAGAAGTTAAAAGAAAACAAAGAACTTAAATCTCAACAGGATAAATGGAGTAAAGAAAAACAAGATTTACTAGATAGGCTAGAAAAACTTGAGAATAAACCATTAACTGATGATGATCTTGAATGAATGACTCCCAAAGAAATTCAAGAATATACTAGGAAAGAAGCGGAAAAAGAATTTAACAAAAGTCAGGAATTATCTAAACAAGAAAAAGAAGCTGCTGATAAATATATTGATGAATCACTTGATGCTATTAAAGATACTGGTTTTGATTTAACAGATGAAGTTGAAAATGAAATATTAAAGTATGCTGAAGAATACACAAGCTGAGATATTGATAAAGCATTTGAATTATACCAAAAGCTTAATCAAACTAAAGAATTATGAAAAGAAGAAGAAGCCAAAGAAGTTGCAAAAAAACAAGCAGCTCAAACAAATACAAGTAATAGAGGTTCTTCTTGAAAAGTATGATGATTTACTAGATGAACTAGTTGGGATAATTTAAATCTAAAATAGATTTACTTTATAATTAAAATATTATGGCTTTTTGAACAGATTTACAAAATAACATGAGAGACCAAATTGCACCAAAAATAGTTGATACTGTTTTAGGTTCAAACTTAGTTCTTCAAATAATGTTATGAATGAGAAAAACTAAATTTACATCAGATGTAAAAAGATATGTAGTTAAAACTACTACTGCAGGAAACTGAGGTTCATTTGCAGGACTTGATAGATTTAATACTAATCAAGTTAATACTACTCAAAAATTAGAGTTTTCTCCTAGAATGTATGAACAACCAATTGTTCTTCCTGGTGATGAATTATCTTTATCACAAACTAAAGAATCAGTAAGAAACTTACAAACTCAAAAATGAGAAGAAGCTTCACAAGAAATGGCTGATGGTATCTGAACTCTTTTATATTGAGATGGTACAGGTAACTCAAACAAAGATTTTCTTGGTTTAGTTGCAGGTTGTGATGATGGTACTAATGTTGCTACTTATGGTGGTTTATCAAGAGCTACTTATACAACTATCAAAGGTAACTACGATACAACTACTACTACAATTACTTTCGCTGCAATAGATGCAATGTTAAGAAGTTGTAACTCAGGTAATGAAAAAGTTGATTTAATTCTTACTACTGAAGCAATCTATGATTTTATAGCTGCATTATTTACAGCTACTAATAACCAAAGAAATGCTAATGACTCTACTGGTGGTTTAATTAAAACTGCTGTTTCAGGTTTAGCTTGAGAAGCTGGGTTCACTTCTTTATTCTATAAAGGAGTACCAATTATAGCTGATGAAAAATGTACTGTTGAACATATCTTCTTCCTAAATACTAAAACTTGGGAATTCGGTACTGTTGATAATATGTTTGGAACTACTCCAGTTATGATGAAATCAAATGAAATTGAAGGACAATATGATTCTAATACAGAAAAATCTTATGGATTTAATGTATCAGCTACATTAATGCCTACTGATCAATATGGTTTCATATCTCACTTATTCTTAATGGGGAACTTAATGTGTAAGAATCCTAGAAGAAATGGGTACATGGATGACATCACTGCATAATTGGCTTAAAATAGAGAATACTTTAATTAAATAACTATAAAACTATGTTATATAAATGAACTGCCTTAAATAAAGATTGAGGTATAAAAGTTATAGATGCTGTAATCGCAGCTGCTTGAACAACTATCACAACTGCTGCTGATCCTGATTTAGTATGAGGTGTGATTATAGGTATTGTTGAAGAATGAGATTCTGATGCAATAGTTAAATCTGTTGTATTAGGAGCTACTTGAACAGTTGCTGTAACTACTGCAACAGCACAAACTGCTGAATGTACTTACAATGTTTCTGTAATGAGAGCAACTTGAAATGATGCTTAATTAATTGAGGGCTTCGGCTCTCTTTTATGACCAAAAAGGTCTCCATATTTACTTTATTTATAATAATACAAAATTATGACTGAAAAAGAACTAAGAGCATCAAGAAATAAATCTCAAAGTATAACAAATATCCTAAGTAAAGGCTTTGAATTTAAATGGGATTGAATTGATTATAATATTAAAAAATGAGAAACACAAAACCACCCTTTCTTTTTAGCAGAACACGCAGCTTTTCATATGGCTAGAAAACATTGTCTTGAAGAAAATATTAATTTTACGAAAGAATGAGGTAAGATAGTTGATGAAATTCTAGGTAAAACATTTATTGAATACAATAAACTTACTAAAGTACAAGCTTTAAATTTAGCTAAAGATAGAAAAATTAAAACAGAAAATGATAATTGAGAAGAAAAAACTAAGAAAGAAATAGTTGAAGAATTAAAAGCAACACATTAATATTTGATTTTATATTAAATAAGATTAAACTAAGAGTAATTAATAATTACTCTTTTTTTATGAAAACATTTAAAAGTTTGAATTTTACTTATAAAAAACTAGTTGATGAAGTAGAAATGCTTACAACAAAGTCTATTGAATTAAATTCTGAATATAATACAATTAATACTAAAGTAAAACAGGAAAAAGATAATTTAGAGATTATTAAAAAGAACATAGAAGAGGATTTATTTAAATGAAAATCTGATATAGTTAATTTTAATAAGGAATATGAAGATAAGTTAGGTAATAAAGAGAAAGAATTAAAGGATTTAGAAGAAGAATTACTTTTTCTAAAAGATAGTCTAAATACGTTAGATTTAAATATACAGAAAGACAAAGCAGACATAAACACTAATAAGATTAAATTAAATACCTTAGAAGTTAAATTAACTACTAAATCTAATAATTTAACTAAAAAAGAGAATGATCTAGATATTAAATCTAGTAAAATACAGAAGGAACAGATAAAATGGGAGATAGATGTTAAAGATAAGAAAAAAATATCTAAAGAACTAAGTAATAAAATTAAGAAGATAAGAATTGAAGAAGAAGAAAGTAAAGAACAATTTAGTTTAAGATTAAAAAAAATAGAACAACAGAAAAAAGTTTTAATTAGTTGGGAAAAAGAATTAAAAGAAAAAGAATTAAAAATACAATCTGATATGAGGACTTTAATTAATGCAAAAAATTTTAAATCTTAATTAAAATATTATGGCTAATGAAAATGCGATAAGAACAGATAATAATGTTCCATGTACAATTTT